TGTGTGCAGAGAGGTATGGACTAGAAACAAAGAAGCAAGATACATTAAAAGAATATTTCAAAAAAGGGTTCTCTGTTCGTGACATACCTCATGCCGAGTTATCGGAATATCTAGTGGCAGACTTACGTGCCACAGATGAATTATCAGATAAGATATTTGGCAGATTATATGGTAAAGATAGTGGGTTGATGAATACTGTTAGCCTTACAAACATGGTAGCTGTTTGTTTGTGTAAGATATATAGAAATGGGTTTGCTGTTGACTACGTAGGACTAGAAGAAGTTAAACAAGAGTTTGAGAAAGAGAAGAGACAGCTTGTACAAGATTTAAACGTACAAGTTAGAGAACTCATGGGTGATGTGCCTATCAACTTAAATAGTCCAGAGCAACTGTCGTGGGTAATATACAGCCGTAAACCAAAAGATAAGAATGATTGGTCTAGCTGTTTCGATCACAAGATGGACTACAATGGTTTTAAAAGCAAAGTTCTTGACAAAGCCGAAACGATATACAAGAAGAAAGCATTTAAGTGTGAAGCCTGTGACGGTAAAGGTGTAATACAAAAGATGCGAAAAGATGGTAAGCCATATGCCAGACCTACAAAATGTTCTACGTGTAACAATCTTGGGTTTATATACAAGAATGTTGGAAATGAAGTAGCTGGTCTAAAGCGACAGCCACCTAACTCACGTTGGGTTAGTCACAGTGGTTTCACCATAAACAAATCAAATGTAGAGATACTTGAGAATATGGCTAGACGAGAGGGTGACAAGACAGCAGAGAGTTTCTTGAAGAAGATACGCAGGTTGTCTGCTGTAGAAACATACCTCTCTAGCTTTGTAGAGGGCATAGCAGACCATGTTAAGAGAGATGGTAAGCTACACGTTAGATTATTACAGCACCGTACCTCTACAGGACGGTTCAGTGGTGCAGACCCTAATATGCAGAACATGCCCAGAGGTGGTACGTTTCCTGTGAAGAAGGTTTTTATATCTCGTTGGAACGAAGGAAAGATACTTGAAGCTGACTTTGCACAGCTAGAGTTTAGAGTTGCAGCTTTTTTGTCTCAGGATAAAACAGCTATTCGTGAGATATGTAATGGTGTAGATGTTCATGCTTACACAGCAAAGGTTATATCGGAAGCAGGACAGCCTACAACAAGACAAGAAGCTAAAGCACATACCTTTGCACCTCTCTACGGTGCTACTGGTTATGGAAGAACGAAAGCTGAAGCTGAATACTACGAGCAGTTTACCAAGAAGTATGACGGTATAGCTAACTGGCATAGTAATCTTGCCCAAGAAGCTATAGATACTTTGAGGATAAAAACACCATCTGGCAGAGAGTTTTCTTTTCCAGATGTTGAGAGAAAGGGCAATGGTAAAGTTACGTATGGGACACAGATTAAGAACTATCCTGTACAGAGTTTTGCTACTGCCGACATCGTTCCTTTGGTCCTGATACGAATAGAGGAAGCCTTGCAAAATATGCAAAGCTGTATTGTTAATTCTGTACATGACTCTATCGTTATAGACATTCACCCAGATGAACAAGACCAAGTTTTAAAGGTGATGAAAGAAATAAACAAGAACTTAAAAAATATAGTTGACAATCACTTCAATATAGACTTTAATGTACCCTTGTTATTAGAATCAAAAATAGGAAATAATTGGCTTGACACTAAAGATGTCATGTGATATAACTATAGTTCTTTAAGTAAGATAGGAGATAAATATATGAGTGCAAACATTACAACAATAGATACAGACAACTATGCAGTTATGGCGAAAGCTATGGGTATGGTATCTGAAAGTGATACAAAGAAGAAGTCCAGTACACTGGCTAGACTACGTATTAATCATTCACCCTTGATGGGACAATCTGAGATCAATGGCAAGTCTGTCAATGTCGAAGTTGTCGAGGGTGGTACATACAAACTTGAAGTCCCAGATGGTGAAACATTTTATTCCACCACAGCGAGTGTTCGTCCGTTTATGCAGAGGTATATGTATAAGCGATTTGTCATGGGTTCTGGTGATACACCAAACAAATATATTAAGACAGTTATGAATGACAATCTTAATGTTGACCTCAAGGACAATGATGGTGGTTTTAACTGTGGTAAACCTGCAGGGTTTATTCAAGACTTCAAGGCTCTGGATCAATCTACACAGGATCTTATCAAGCAGATCAAAAGAGTGCGTGTTATCTTTGGTACTATTGATATGAAAGATGCCGTAGATTCAAACGGTGTACCTGCTGAGTTAGGTACTACTCCTTTCATATGGGAAGTAGAAAACAGAGATGCTTTCAAAACTCTTGGCAACTGTTTTGTGAAGCTGTCCAAGATGAAAAGGCTACCACCACAACACACGTTTGAAGTAGCTACGGAGCAGAGAAAGTTACCCAATGGTAATAGTTTTTATCTTCCCTCTGTTGCTGTCAACTTGACAGATATAATAAAGCTGTCTGACGAAGATCAGCAAACATTTGCAGATTTTATGCAATGGGTTGACAACTACAATGATTACATCATCGGTGCTTGGGATGAGAACTCTCGTAAGAAAGAGGATATGGATGTGGATGTTCTTGACGAGATTATTGAAACAGAGGAGATACCATTCGAATGAACCATCCCTCTGAAATGGCACTGCATCAATACTTGGAAGATGCTATCAATGGAAAAACCTCTATGTCTGCTAAAACCATAGCAGGTATTAAGAAAGACATAGGGGAAGCATTGAACCGTCAGTTTGGTAAGAAGACAAAGCGTAGAAAGTTTCATTTAAGAATGTCTAATATAGGTAGACCATCCTGTCAACTATGGTTTGAAAAAAATCAGCCAGAGAAGTCAGACCCTCTACCTACGACATTCGTAATGAATATGATGCTAGGTGATATTGTTGAAGCTGTGTTTAAGGGATTAATGAAAGAAGCTAAGATTGATTTTCAAAACTCAGACAAAGTTTCATTAGATGTTGCCAACACTAAAGTTAGTGGCACATATGATTTAGTATTAGACGATGCTGTAGATGATATTAAGTCTGCTTCTGATTGGTCTTATCGAAACAAGTTTGAATCGTTTGATACCCTCGCAGAAGAAGATCCATTTGGTTACGTAGGGCAACTAGCAGGATACGCTAAAGCACTAGGTAAGAAAGCAGGTGGATGGTGGGTAATAAACAAAGCTAATGGTAGTTTTAAATATATACCTGCCAGTGGCTTGGACGTTGATAAGGAAGTTGCAAAACTTGAAGACAACGTCAAAACTGTAACACTTAATAAATTTAAGAGGTGTTATGAACCAGAAGAAGAAACATTTAGAGGTAAGCCTACAGGCAATAGAGTGCTTGGTAAAACGTGTTCTTTTTGTAGATATAAACACTCTTGTTGGGAGAACCTACAAGAGTTACCATCTCTGTTGTCTAAGGCTAAAGAACCTAAGATTGTTTCGTATGTTAGCATAGGAAAGGAGCAAATAGCATGAATGATAAATCAAATCCTACACTAGAGGAAATGGCTAGTGAAATATCTGAGATGGAAAAGCAACTTTTGGATATGAGAAAAGCATACCGTGAAAGAAAGTATGAAGGCTTGAAGATAGCTATGGATGCCAGAAAGTCGGCAGACGAAGCTGTCAGTGAAGAGTTGAAAGCCCTCGGCATGAAAACTTTTCCGTTCAACAGGTCTACATCTATTTGGTGGTAAGTGTTTAAGTCTAGTAAATACAATTTAGCACGTAGGCTAGGTTTTCGTAGTGGTCTTGAAGTAAAGATCGCAGATGAGTTGAAAGAACTCGCCATTCCATTTATATACGAAGGTATAAAGATAGAATGGGAAGACCTAGCTTATCGTATGTATACACCAGATTTTGTGTTGCCGAATGGTATTATAATAGAAACTAAGGGCAGATTTACTGTAGCTGATAGACGGAAGCATTTGTTAATAAAGAAACAACATCCTAAATTAGACATTAGATTTGTTTTTGAAAATGAAAACAATAAACTGAGAAAAGGATCGAAGACCTCTTATGGTAAATGGTGTGAGAAGAATGACTTTCTTTATTGCAACAGAGTTATACCAAAGAAATGGCTAAGTAAAAGAGGTACAAAGACGCACCCAACTCTCATAAAATTTAGGAATAAAAAAATATGAACAGAGAACCACTAAACTTTTTAGGGTACAGGGATGAAGAGATTAGTATCCGTATATCACCAGAGATTGAAAAGAATAAATGGACAGGCAACTTGCATTTGACTATTGATGCATTTGATAGCAATCCTTTAGATGACGTTGATTATTTCTCTCTTATGAATTTTGTTCGAATGATAATGGCAACTCCTGTTCTTATAGAAGAAGATGAAGAAGCAAGAGATAAACTTTGGGAAATAGCACAAAAAGATCTTGACCCACCGAAAAAAAATGGTAAGATAATTGGTAGAGATGGTAATATAATAAAACTTCACTTTAACAAAAAAACAGATGGGAGTGCATAATATGGCAAAATGGGAAATGAATAATTGTAAGGATAAAGATATGGTAAACAGCCCACCACATTACAACAAGTATGGCGTAGAATGTATAGATGCAATAATGTCAGCTACTGGAGAAGGCTTTGAGTACTATCTACAAGGAAACATAATGAAGTATCTTTGGAGATACCGATACAAGAATGGTGTGCAGGATTTAGAGAAAGCACAGTGGTATCTCAATAAGTTGATAGAGATAAAAAAGGGTGACACAACATCCCCAGATTTGTTTACTTCTTTTGGTATAGAGTTGAGTAATGGTTGTTAAGATATTTCTAACATTAGATTTGGATGAAGAAGATTATCCTGTACCTGCTGATGGTGATCCTAGTGAGGAGCTACAAGAAGCTGTAGAAGAGTTTGTCCACGATATTGATGGACTTAAAATAAAAAATATTAAAGTTATAATGGAGAATTAATTATGGATGATTATCAAAAATTTATTGCAGTTTCTAGGTACGCTAGATGGATAGATGAAAAGGGACGCAGGGAAACATGGGACGAAACTGTGCAAAGATACGTAGACTATATCACTGAGAAAGTGAAAGGTCACTTGCCTAAACAGCAAATCTTTGAAGCTATAAAAAAACTAGAAGTTATGCCGTCTATGAGAGCCTTGATGACAGCAGGACCTGCTCTTGAAAGAGATAATACAGCAGGATACAACTGTAGTTATCTTCCTGTCGATGATCCAAAATCTTTTGATGAAGCTATGTACATTCTTCTGTGTGGCACTGGTGTTGGTTTCTCTGTGGAAAGACAGTATGTATCTCAGCTACCTGAAATACCTCAGAGTTTAGAACATGTTGATACGTGTATAAAGGTACAAGACAGTAAAGAAGGATGGGCAAAAGCATTACGCAAGCTGATAGGGCATCTGTATATGGGCGAAGTTCCTGTGTGGGATGTATCAAGTGTAAGACCTGCAGGTGCTAGGTTAAAAGTGTTTGGTGGTAGAGCTAGTGGTCCTGCACCTCTTGTAGATTTATTTAACTTTACAGTTGCTCTGTTTCGCCAGAATGAAGGCAAGAAGCTGTCAAGCTATGATTGTCATAATCTTATGTGCAAGGTTGGAGAAGTTGTAGTCTCTGGTGGTGTTAGACGTTCTGCTATGATTAGTCTGTCTAACCTCTCAGACCAACGTATGAGACACGCTAAGTCTGGTAAATGGTGGGAGACAGCACCACAGATGGCTCTGTCAAACAACTCTGTTGTCTACACAGATAAACCAGACGGAGAAACATTCCTACGTGAGTGGACATCTTTAGTGGAATCAAAGTCTGGTGAACGTGGCATATTCAACAGGCTATCGGCAAAAGAACAAGCGTCAAAGTATGGTAGGCGAGATCCTAACTATGACTTTGGCTGTAATCCTTGTAGTGAAATTATATTACGTCCTTATCAATTTTGTAATCTGACCGAAGTAGTCATTCGTGAGAAAGATAAGTTTGACGATTTGAAGAGAAAGGTTATGCTTGCTACCATACTTGGCACAGCACAAGCTACGCTTACAAAGTTCCCTTATCTACGTAAGGTCTGGAATAAGAATACGGAAGAAGAGAGATTGTTAGGTGTCAGTTTAACAGGTATCATGGATAACCCATTAACTAATGGAAAGAAAAATGGACTTGAAAAAACCCTTGAAGAACTCAGAAAAGTTTCCGTTGAAACAAACAAAGAATGGTCAACAATCTTTGGTATCCCCCAAAGCACAGCCATTACCTGCGTCAAACCAAGTGGAACAGTATCACAGCTTGTGGACTCAAGCAGTGGTATCCACCCTCGTCATAGCTCTCATTATATTCGTACCGTTAGGGGCGATAATAAAGATCCTCTTACTAACTTCATGATAGACAGTGGTATACCCAGTGAACCAGACTTCATGAAGCCAGATACACAGACAGTGTTTAGCTTTCCTATGAAGTCACCAAAGAACTCTGTTATGAGAAATGACATGACAGCTATCGAACAGCTAGAGATGTGGCTTCTCTATCAGCGACATTGGTGTGAGCATAAACCTTCTGTTACAATATCAGTACGTGATGATGAATGGATGGAAGTGGGTGCGTTTGTATTTAAACACTTTGACGAGATGTCAGGTGTTTCTTTCTTACCACACTCCGATCATACTTATCAACAAGCACCA